AGGTTCTGGGGTAGAGGTGTTTGTGAGAAAGGCTATAACAGCCAAAAGGCGCTTGATACAGAACTTCGCGCACGTATTGATGCACTATCCCTTACTGTCCACCCAATGCTTGCTATGGACGCTACACGGCTTCCTAGAGGGTCTAGGCCAGAGGTACGCCCCGGCAAGATTATTCTAACTAACGGTGATCCACGGCAAGTTCTACAACCTTTTAACTTTGGTCAAGTAAGCCAAATAACTTTTGAGCAAGCAAATGCGTTACAAAGAATGGTACAGATGTCTACAGGGGCGATTGACTCTGCTGGCATTCCGGGAAGTATCAATGGAGAAGCTACCGCTGCTGGAATTAGCATGTCTCTTGGTGCTATTATTAAGCGTCACAAACGCACACTAATAAACTTCCAAGACTGTTTCCTCATACCGTTTGTAAAGAAAGCTGCGTACCGTTACATGCAGTTTGACCCTGATAACTACCCTGTAGCCGACTACAAGTTTGACGCTACGTCCACACTAGGCATTATAGCGCGTGAGTACGAAGTAACACAACTTGTACAGTTACTGCAAACAATGTCACAGGACTCACCTCTGTACAACACGCTGATAGAGTCCATTATCGACAACATGAACTTGTCAAACCGTGAAGAACTGACTGCTAAACTACAGGAAGCAGCACAGCAATCACAACCTACTCCAGAGCAACAACAGTTGGCACAGGCTGCACAACAGGCACAATTACAGTTCCAGCAGTCACAGACAGCAGCGTTGAATGGACAAGCTACTGAATCACAAGCTAGGGCGCAGAAGATGGCCGTAGAGACTCAGTTGGCACCACAGGAGCTAGAGATTGACAGGATCAAGGCTATCACAACCAACCTACAGTCAGGTTCTGAGGATGACAAGGAATTTGAACGTAGGCTGAAGATGGCACAAACCATGCTGAAAGAGAAAGAGATTGATCTCAAACTTGTACAGCAAAACAAACCCCCAGCAGGACAAGGACAGTAACATGGTAGTAACTTCAGTACAGTTTCAAAGCGCATTAGACCAAATCAACGCCAAGTTTGAAGAACTTGAAAACAAGATTAAGGAACTAGAATCTAAGGATGAAGCGAAAAGGCCAGCGCAGACGCGCAAGACTAAACAACAAGAGGCTGCTTGATGGCAAAACCAAGGAAAGGAAAAGCAAAGGTAAAAGTAACCTCTAGCGGCAAAAGAGTATCTTATGGGCAAGCTGGAGCAGCAAAAGGCGGTGGCCCTAGAGTCAAGCCGGGAACTAGCAAAGGGGACAGTTACTGCGCTAGAAGTTTAGGCATTAAAAAAAGACTGCCTAAGAAAAAACAAAATGACCCTAACACTCCAAACAATTTATCGCGTAAGCGTTGGAAGTGTGTAGGAGCTAAGTCACGAAAAAAATAAGGACTAACCATGATAGATGCTGAACTTGTACCTGTGATTGAAAACCCTGAAACAAGCATTGTAAGGTTAAACGCAGAAACAATCTCCTACCTTGGAGGTTCTTTGATTGAAGCACACGACCTAGATATTCAGATGGAAGTGCTGCGGATGATTAAAAATCATTCTAATTTTGTTTTGGAAGCCAGTAATAAAATAGTAAACAAAAAGTCCGCTTCATTACGGGCAGTATAATAAGGAAAACCAATGTCTGAAAACTCCATTAAAGTCCCACAGTGGGCATTACCCATAGCTGCTGCCGCTGTAAGCCTAGCAGTTGCTTGGGGCGTACTACAAGCCAACACTGCACATGCAGCAGAAGATCGTGATAGGATTTCTCAGATAGCGGAGGAGACTGCAAAAAAGGCTCAAGCCAACGGCCAAGCACAGGCAGTAACGAGCGCCAAAGTGGAAGCCATAGTCTCCAGCTTGGAGCGACAGGAGAAAATTCAAGAGAAAACAAACGAACAGATAGCCGCACTGGTTCAAGCACTCTTGGCGAAATAGGCTATGACCCAGAGCAACCAAACTTATTCTGCGACATGCGAGAATACAGAATGTTGCAGTACGTCAACCCACCCGCAAAGCGGCATAGAGTCGCGAAAATGTGGCTGCAATACAACCACCAAAAGTGCGGATACGGAGCGACAGTGTACGTGCGGAACCAAGCGCCCAGAGTCCTTGGAACAGCATGGGACACAAAACTACTGCTGCTAACATGGGAACTACAGGCTCCTACGGCTATAAAAACACAAGTTGTTAAACAAAAGAGAAGGCTATAATGGAAACTATGCTAATCTTTATGTTGGTAATTCTGGAAAAGAATGTTCCAACAATGGAGCTAGCATTTAGAGAGTTGACTTCCTGCCTTGAGTACAAAGTAGCCTTAGTGCATCAGGATATTGGTCAACACGCTATTGTAATGCCAAAAAATAGACATTTTGATGCGTACTGTGAACCTAGAGTAGTTCCTGTGGCTGATGTAGGTACTAAACTGTTACTTAGAGATCCACCACCAAAAAAAGAGGAAGACTGATATGCCGGGGTATGGTATGAGTTATGGAAAAACTGGCACAATGAAAAAAAAGAAAAAGAAAGCTGCCAAGAAGAAACCAATGCGTAAAACCACTGGTAGAAAAATGTATTAAAAAACACTTGACTTTTTGTCAAAAGTATGATATAATCTAAACTGTATCTTAAACTAATTAAGGGAATACATAAGATGACTAAGGAACTAGAAGTTTACTTTGCTAATTACTTTGAGATGTTTCGTTCAGAAGGTTGGAAACAACTTCTTTCTGATCTAAACCAAAACGTAGCGCAAATAAACTCAGTTGAACAAACAACAGATAACGACAACCTGCATTTCCGTAAAGGACAACTTGCAATACTTGCTACTCTGTTTAACTTAGAAACTCAAATTAACAATGCTGAAAACGACGCAAAGGAATCACAACAGGAAGAACTTGACTTAGAAGACAATGTTCAAGCTGTATGATTTTAAGTGTTTAGATGGGCATGTATTTGAGGCACTAGTATCTGAAGATAAACGCACAATTAGGTGCGAAAAGTGCGGGTACAGTGCTAAGAGGGTTATCTCTCCTATCAGGTCTTCTCTTGACCCAATAAGCGGAGACTTCCCTGACGCTACTAAGCGTTGGGCAAAGGCTAGGCAGAGTCACATCCAATACGAAAAAAAGCAAAGTTCGTAGCTAGAACTCTTTTTTAATCTCTCCATAATACTAAGGTACGGAGTTTAATAATGGCTAAAATAATTGAGCGTGAAGATGAGCAAGCGTCTACTGAAGACGTATTTGCTGAACAACCACAACAAGAAATAGAAGAACAGGTAACTCCTAGTGAACCTGAGATTCCTGACAAATACCAAGGCAAGTCTGCACAGGAACTTGTACAGATGCACCAAGAAGCTGAAAAGCTACTGGGGCGACAAAGTTCTGAGGTAGGTGAGCTACGTAAGGTTGTTGACAACTACATCCAAACACAACTCACAACAGAACCCCAACAACAACAACAAGAAAAAGTCGAAGAAATAGACTTCTTTACTGATCCTGATAAGGCAGTAGCACAAGCTATTCAGAACCATCCTAAAATTAAGGAAGCTGAAACAGTTAGTCAACAGTACAGGATGCAAACTGCATTATCTGCACTCAAGACTAATCACCCTGACATGGAAAGTATCTTAAAGGATACTAAATTTGCAGAGTGGATTGAAGCATCAAAGATTAGGACAAAACTGTTTGTAGCAGCAGATAAACAGTACGACTACGAATCTGCTGATGAACTTTTCAATCTTTGGAAAGAACGTCAACAAATGATTGGTCAAGCTGCTAACGCTGAAAAGCAAAGCCGCAAACAAGCAGTACGTACAGCTAGTACAGGTAGTGCCAGTGGTAGTTCTGAATCAAGCCCTAAGAAAATCTATAGACGCGCAGACATTATTAAACTTATGAAAGACGATCCTCATAGGTATACTGCTCTCCAAGATGAAATAATGAGAGCGTATGCTGAAAAGAGGGTCAAATAGTATATCTGAGGAGATATTAAATGACTGATTCTACATATCCCGCAACTGGAGGGTTTGTTGACAATACTAGCGCAGCAACCTTCATCCCGGAAATCTGGAGTGACGAAATTATCGCCGCTTACCAGAAAAACCTTGTCTTGGCAAACCTTGTCAAGAAGATGTCAATGGCTGGCAAGAAAGGCGATACGATCCATGTACCTAAGCCTGTACGTGGCGATGCACACGCTAAAGCAGAGAATACTGCTGTAACGGTGCAGAACGCTACGGAAAGCGAAGTGCAAGTATCCATCAACAAGCACTTTGAATACTCACGCTTGATTGAGGATATTACGGATGTACAAGCCTTGTCTTCTTTGCGTCAGTTCTATACTGAAGATGCTGGTTATGCACTGGCTAAGCAAGTTGACACCGACCTCCACTCGTTGGCTACTGGCTTGGGTGCGTCTGGTACAACATCTACGACCTACGCAAACAACGGAGGTACTTTCTTTGTAGACGCTTCTAATGGTCTTTCTGCCTACGCTGTTGACACCGTAGTTTCTGCTGACGTATTTACTGATGCAGCATTCCGTGGTATCATTCAGAAGCTAGACGATGCTGACGTTCCTATGGACGGACGTAGCTTCATTATCCCACCTGTTGTTCGCAACACCATTATGGGTATTGATCGCTATGTTAGCTCTGACTTCGTAAACAACGGTCAAGTTACAAACGGCCAGATTGGTCAACTGTACGGTATTGATGTTTTTGTCAGCACTAACTGTCCTGTTGTTGAAACCGCTAGTGCTAACTCTAATAGCACAGTAGACTCTTTGGGCTGCTTGTTGATGCATAGTGATGCTATCGTCATGGCAGAGCAAATGGGTGTACGTTCACAGACTCAGTACAAGCAAGAGTTCCTCTCTAACTTGTTCACTTCAGACACCTTGTACGGAGTAGCTGTACTTCGTCCAGCGTCTGGTCTGACTCTGGTAGTTCCTGCTAGCTAATAGTAGGTTAAGCATGGGGCTGCTTAGGTGGCCCCTAGCTTTCTTTTTAAGGTGAGTATATGTGGCAATCTTTGATTGGGCCTATAACTGGGTTAGCAGGTACTTTCCTTAAAAACAAAGCTGCTGAAAAGCAAGCTGTACATGACTCCAAGATGCGACGTATTGATGCGGACGCTGATTGGGAAACTCAACAAGCTGCTGCCTCTCAGTCTTCTTGGAAGGATGAGTGGTTTGCTATTATCCTAAGTTTGCCATTGATAGGTGCGTTTATACCTACAATGGTTCCATACGTTGAGCAGGGGTTTACTGTATTGTCCACAATGCCAGATTACTACAAAGCATTCCTTGGTGGTGCTATAGCTGCCAGCTTTGGTATCAAAACCTTGTCTAGCTGGGGTGGCAAATAGTGGCTGAAGCAGGGTTTGCACCAGATACAGATTTATTTGAAGGCGGTTTTGAACTTCCTACTCAAGAGGAGATTTTAGCACGATTAAATTCTCCTGACTTTTCTATTGACTTTACGTTACCTACTGACCAGTACACTGAAGCAGCAGGAGGTTTTTCTCCGTCTAATTCAGTAATCAGCGTAGACCAAGACTTCCTTGCGGCATGGCAAGCCTCTAATCAAGTTACTGACGGGAATAACAATACTCCTTTAACTAATGAACAGTTACAGCAGATTAAAACTTTTTCTGCTTTACAGCCTAAGTACGTCCCTTTAGAAACAGGAGATGGTGGAGAAAGCCGTAGACAGCAGAGACTAGCCCAAGCACAGAAAACTCCCGGCGCTATCTACTCTAACTTTGAAGCATACGCTCTTGCACTACAAGACCACAATAATGCAGTTACAGGGTACATTGAGCAGGAAGGCATACCCACTACAACACAAGTAGGCGGTAAAACTTTATACTTAAATTTAGGTGTTACTCCTGCTTACTACCAAGAACAAGAAGATGGCGGTAAGCTAAAAAACATATTGCACTCTACTCAACGCAGCGGCAATACGTACTACACTCAAACAGGAGAGGTAGGAACCTACGGCACGTTTGCTAGAGATGCTGTAGGGCCAGAAAAAACTTCTCCACTGGAAGACGCTGCACCGTTTATAGCAGCAGCTTTAGTAGCTACTGGCGCAGTTGTTGCTGTAAAAGCAGCCGCTGCTGCATCAGGGACAACAACAGGTTTTGTAACAGTTGAAACCGCAGTAGCTAAGACAGGTGGTTCTTCCGTAGTAAGCACTTTAACAGGTGCGTTAAAAGCAGGTAAAACTGCTGCTGAGACAGTTCTTAGTAACTTTGTTGCTTCCGCTACAGGAGCAAGCGCAACTACAGCAGCAAAAACACCTATAGTAACTTTAGGTAAAATTCTTACAGGCGGTACAGTAGCCGCTGGTGTAGGAGCAGTTGTAGAGGGTTTATCTACAACAAGCGGTTTGCCGGGAGGAATCACATACAATGGCCCCGGCGCTGGCCCTGATGGTGGTTTTAACCCTAATGCAGTCTATAATCTTACTGCAAACGCAGACGCTGAAAAACCAGAAGAAACTACTGAAGAAGACAATACAACCGTAGCTACTGCTGTAGCTATTGCTGTAGATGCTTTAACTAAACCTGAAGATAATGAAACTGTTGTGGCTGCTGACGCTACGGTTACCGCAGCAGAAACAACAGCACAAGCTGCATCAAACAACGTAGCAGCTACCATAGAAGAAACAGATGCTTCCGTAGCAAGTTTTGAAGGTTATGCTAATTATGCTAGACAACGCTACGGGGTTTTTAGCTCTGTTTATAGAAATGCTAAAAAAAGAGCAGACGCTGCTAAACTAGAAGCAGAGCGCGAAGTAGGCGCGGCACGTAGAAAAGAACTTGAAGCACAAGCTGAAGTAGAAAACGCTAAAAAAGCACAAGCAGGTGCTGTTAGAGATGCTGAAGACGCTTACAGAATAGAGCAAGTTAATGCTACTAGAGCCGCTGAAGCAACAACACGACAAAAAATAGCAGCAGACAAAGAGCAACGACGCATAGAGCGCACCACAGATACAGATGGTGACGGGATATACGATGTTGTAGATTTGTTCCCTGATGACGCTAATGAGTGGCAAGACACTGATGGCGACGGTATGGGTGACAATGCTCAGCAAGCACTTGTTGCTTCCTTAGCTGCTGAAGCTGCTGAGACTG